AAGATTAACAATAGGGCCAATCAAAGCCTGTATCATCTAGCAAACTCCAAGATAGCAATAGCCATAGTCACGATAATAGAAATAGAAGCAAAGCCACCTGTCATCATCTTCTCAAGCTTATCAAAGCGTTGATTGTGTGCGTCCAGTTGCATCTGAATCATCTCATAACGAATACTACATTCACGCTCATGAGCTTCTAACCGACTTATTGCCTGCTCTAGATCTGACATGACTATTCCTTATTACTATTACCAAGGCATACCATCAGCAGACACAGGGTTCTTCTGTGCTTCGATGTTGGCTGTTAGTGCCGCCTCAGTAGCGTCTTGGTCTACTGACTCGTGTACCCATGCCAGTACAGCAGACTCAGTAAGGTCATCGTAAGCTACAAAGCCGTCAGCATCAGCGTCAGGTGTAAAGCCTACAGTGCCGTAAGAGGAAGCAGTGTAGTCTCCGTCTACTTCAGTAACACGCCAATGTGCAACGGTTACACCGCCGTCTGCCACGTTACGCTCAAGGTTTGCGATAGTCCATGTAGCCATTAGTTTGCTCCTTCGAGTTGTGCCACTCTGGCACGTAGTGATTGAATTTCTTTTAACATCATAGGTACTAGCTTTGAGTAGTCTACGCCCATCATGTCTTCTGAGTCAGCATCGCCAGACACAGCCTCTGGTGCAACAGTCTGTAGTTCCTGAGCAACCATGCCGTAGTCTTGATGTGAGCCATCAGCAATCCAGTCAAACTTGCGTACTTGGATAGCGTCTACTTTGCTACCTGCGTCATCAGCGTCTGCAATGTTTTCCTTGAGGCGTTGGTCTGATGAGGTGTTAAAAGTTGTGGCAGAAGATGTTATAGATATACTACCTACTTGCTGTCCAGAGCCAGATGTTTCATAAAATCGAACGCACTCTGTTGCATTAGAAAAAATATAATGCTGGCCTGTACCGTAAAAAATATGGCCATTATCAGTAGCCGCCGCACCTGTTGAGCTTCGACCAACCAGCAAGTTGCCGCTAGAGTCGATGCGTATGGCTTCTGAGCCACTTATATCAAAACGAGTGCTTGATGAATTAATAGTCATCGGAACATTGGCATTAGCGGCATCATTGTACGCACTTAAACGTACTGTGCTTGAATCTTCGTTTATACCTAAGTTTAAGTTAGTGCCTACATTAACTTGAAGCTGGCTTTCTGGACTGCTAGTGCCAATACCCACATTACCGCTAGCGTCGATGCGCATGCGTTCTGTGTCGTTAGTAGCAAACCGCATATAGCTATCTGCACTATTCCAAATATCAGCACCAGAAGTTCCGCCTTTTTGATGCAAGTAAAGTCGGCTTGTTCCATCAGTTAGATTTAGAAGTGCGTTGCTACTTCCTTCTACCTGAACAACCGTTCTACCTGATGACGTTAAATCAATACTGCTAGTACCAATACCCAACGACTCCGCAGAAGCATCCCAGAACAACTTCGCAGTCGTGCCAGTGTCTTCGTAGAAGCTAATGTCGCCTGTATTTCTGTCTATAGTTAATCTAGTAGTATCAACACTATAGCCAACACCAATTTTAAATATATTATTAGCACCGTCATATCTAATAGACGCACCATTAGCAGGACTTGCCGTTGTTCCCTCATGCAATAATATTTTTGAATCGGTGGCTCCTGAATTTGTGTTTACATTTAAAGTAGCGCCTGATGAGTTTTCAATAACTCCACCATCAGCAGTCACTGTGCCAGTTACGTCGATGCCTGTGGAGGTTGTGGCTAGTCGTATTGCATCGTTGTAGTAAATATCAACTGCGCCATCCGCCGCCGCTGTAATATAAGTTTCTCCTGTATACTTTTGAAACTCTAAATTATCTGCGGCTCTAATAATTAGACTGCCTGTTCCAGTGTCATCAATATAGCTATTAGACCCATCATGATAAATCTGTAGGTCAGAGCCAGCACCGAAGATAGCCTTACGGTTGTCAGCAAAGGTTACGTCTACACCGGGATTAGTACCTACTTCGATAACAGTACCGCCTGAGTCTTCTGTGTACAGACGCTTGTTAGTCAGATCTAATGCGGGTTCACCTTGAGCAAGATCCCCAGACGTTGGTGCGCCAGAACCATTCTTAAGTTTAATCGTGGTCATTAATAAGTTCCCCCGTCAATCGTTGACAGTGTAGTTGCAATGGATGTTGTACCAGAGCCTGTGATAGCTCCAGTCAGAGTAATGGTTTCGTTGCCAGTTATGTAGCTTTGAAGGTCACTAATTTGTGACTCAGTAACCGACAGTGCCGCTTGGTGTTGTGTCACCGAAGACTGCGTAATGTTAGCGTCCGGTACGTTAGCCCATGTTACTGCTGTAGACAGGTCATTAGTTTCAGTAAAGCTAGTTAGATAGCCAGCACTAGCGTGGTTGCCCCAGCCGTGCGCCGTATCAGCCTTAGTGCCTTGTGCCGCAGTAGCGTAGTCAGCAGAGTCAAAAGCCTTAACCTGTGCAAGGTTAGTAACCTCTGAGTCCATTAAGGCACCAGCCGCTGTAACATTGGCTGTGTCCGTTACGTCTGCTGAATCTTCGACACCATCTAGCTTAGTGCCATCTGTTGCTACGTCACGGCCATCAACAGTGCCTGTAAGTACCACATTACCCGTGATGTTGACGTTACCTGTGCCCGTAATGTCTCTACTGTTTAGGTCAAGATTACCGCCTAGCTGTGGACTGGTGTCACCAACAAGGTTAGGATTAATTGAATCCCAAGCACTTCCAGTATAAATTCTAGTGCTGTTGTCTCCGGTATTAAAGTACCAGTCACCAGTAGTAACAGCGTTGCCGTTCAGGTCTACTGTAGGGTTGCTTGACTGTGCACCAAGGTACAAACCATCAATAGCGTCCTGAGCAGCCTCAGCAGCCGTCTGAGCAGCCTCTGCAGCCGTTTGTGCAGTTTGTGCTGCAGTAGCACTAGTAGCTGCGTTTGTAGCTGAGGTGGACGCTGAGGAGGCGCTAGAGGCAGCATTGGTTGCTGACGTAGATGCTTCTGACGCTTTAGTAGTAGCGGTAGTAGCAGAAGCAGCAGCGTTAGTCTCTGCAGTCTCTGCATTAGTTTCTGCAGTTTCAGCCGCTGTCTTTGCTACTTCTGCTGCTGACTGGGCTGTTTCTGCTGCAGTCTTAGCTGTTGTTGCAGAACCTTGAGCAGCAACCGCAGCGTTCTCTGCAGTTTCTGCATTGGTCTCCGCTGTCTCTGCGTTTACCTCTGCAGTCTCAGCATTGGCTTGTGCAGTCTCTGCGGAAGCCTGAGCAGCCTCTGCAGCAGCTTGGGCATTAGCCGCAGACGTAGCAGACGCTGCAGCTTCATTTGCTTTTGTAGAGGCTCTAGTTGCTTCTAGGGCTACTTCAGACGCATAAGTATCTGTACTAGCATCACCAGATCCGCCTGTGCCACGAAATAAAGCCATCAAAAGCTCCTACAAAAGAAAAGGAAAAGGGGCCATTGCTGACCCCCTAAGATCGTTACTCTGCGATTGCGAGTACGAAACCAGCTTCAGGACGATATACCTGAACACCGTACAGGCAGTCAGCTGTGTACAGAGTTGAGAGGTATTCCTGCTTGTACTGGGTCTGTGAACGTACAGCCTGCTGCTCTGCCATGACGATTGCGTCAGTGTGGAACAGAAGAGCCGCACGGGTGTCGACAGAAGACGCAGTGTTGTCTCCTGCTGCTTCGATAGTTGCACAGTTGTTTGAGACGTAGATGTCTACACCGTACAGGTTACCGATCAGGCCAGAGTTAACTGCTTGACCAGTTACGAAGTCAGAAGACACGTATCGGTCAATACCCATGATAGTGTTACGAACAGAGGGTGGGATAACAAGTGAACGTCCGTCCATAGGTACGTTGTTGTCATCAAGCTTCTGAATCATGTCACGGAAAAACGCATCGGTAAACACGTCAGCCGCCACCATAGTGTCGTCAGTGTACTGAGTAGTTGTACCACCATCGTTGAAGAAACAACCGCTGTGCTGGTAATCAGTAGGAGCTACTGAGCCAGAGAACACAACAGAACCGCCGTCACCAAAACCAGTACCGCAAGAGTGGAGGTCCTTGTCAACTTGTACTGAAAGTGCATAACCAGCATCTTCAGTATAGAACTGACGGAGGCTAGAAAGTGCCTGTACTTCTACGATGTCTTCGATTAGACGTGAGTACTCGAAGTGACGGTCGATGTCAACAGTCAATTCGCTCTCAGTGTTTGCAATGATAGTAACTGCAGTGTCAGCAGCCTTAGCATTTGCATCGCCACGAGTTTGGCTTTGGAATGTGAAGCTTGTCGCCTTTCTTACCTGTCATAGCAAGCTTTTTAACAAGCGGAGCCATCTTCAGGTTCTTTTGATAAGCAGCAATAATCTCGTCACTCCAGATTTCTGGAATAAAAGTAGCCGCTTCAGTTTTCGCAGTATTACCGCCTGCGCCGGGATATGTTGCAGTAGCCATGTCAATCTCCTAGATTATTTGACTCGACCCTCTGCGTACGCCGTCAGTATTTCTCCTGACAAGGCTTGGTATCGCTCAGGGTCTGTTTTCATAAGTTTAATTAAGTCGGCCCTACGATATACTTTTTTACGTGATCCCTCTGCACTGCCTCGTGCGTTGCCTGTACTTGCTGCCTTAAGTTGTTGCTTACGTGCCTGTTTTTCAACTGCGGCGGTTTGCTGAGTTACTGTCTTCCGTTCTTTCCAGAGTGAGAAGAGTTCGTCAGCGGCGTCAGCATCATACTGTTGGTCAGCTTGTACAAACAATTGAGTCCTAATCTTAGAAGATTTTATCCATTCTGCAAACTTAGGATCACCAAGGATCTGTTGCATATCTGGATGTTTACTATTTAGTACGGACAACGAAGACTGTTTTTTGTATTCGTCGTTGTACTGCCTAGCTTCTTTAACACTAGGGTGGTTCTCAATTGCACGATTAACAGCGCCTTGCGGGTCTGTAAAATAATCTATATCGTCTTCAGGCTCAACGTGTTGCTGTTGAGGTGCTGGTGGTGCCGTAGTTTGATTAGAAATGTAATCGTCTACGACTTTACGAAGTTCTCCCACTTCAGAAGACTGACGACCTAAAAGCTTTTCAGCCTCTTGGTGCATCTGTACAACTTCTTCTAGAGATTTATTCTGGTACTTCTCTGGAACTGTGGGTTTTTCTTGAGGTTGTTCAACTTGTTCTTGTTGAGTCTCTTTTTCTTCGTTTTCAATGGCGTCCACGTTTTCCTCTTCAGGTTGTGGATCAATCATTGTTGCTCTTGACATAATTAAACTCCGTGATTATAATCATTGTGGAGACTTCTTTTTACCTGCTTTTTCGTGTTCTCGTACCCATTTCATGTGCTGACCGGGGAAGTCCCCAGTAGAACCGTCAAGGTGAAAAGACGGGGCAGATACCATTTTTGTAGCGTTGGCACCACAACCGCACCTACTGGTTGTAGTACCTGACTCTACCATTTCTTCAAAGACATGTCCGTTAGTACAACGGAAGTCATAGATTTTATACATCTACTGGGCCTTCTTCTTCTACTTCAGCTTGCTCTCTGGCAGCTTCTATAGTACCCTGTAGATTAATTACTGTAGCGAAAGCAGCTACTTGACCTTTACGAAAAAAGAGATCTTCTACGTCTTTTACAGTCTGTATATCTGCTAATTGAGTTGCGTTAGTAGAAAGTTCTTGCATGAGTTGTTTGAAACCTTCGTGATTGAAGAGTTCGTTGTAGTTGTCAAAATAAGTTTCAAGCTCAGGTGTCATTGATTTCTCTAATGTTGTTAACTATAGTTTTATTATAGCACACTTTTAAACAAATGTCAAGCATTTCTTGTGGACTTTCTACGCTTACCTGAAGCTGTAACAGAATGAGCTACACGCTTTGGTCCTGTCTTACGTCGTGCAGAAGAAGCCTTTTCAGCTTTAGTCATCTTAGCTGCAACTGCTTTAGGCCTACAAGAGGGGTACGGACGTTTAGACTCACCCTTCTTTGCAGACTTACGTCCACAAGGTTTACCTGTCTTTACGTCTACCCACTCCTCCTTAAACCACTTCTTAAGGGCAGCACCTTTCTTACTTTTTCTTACGGCCACTTTTTTTACCCCAGTTCTTAGCGCCGACTTTACGGCATTTAGCTACAGCACCAGAGGCGTATGCAGAAGGCCAGACCTTGTATCTGGACTTGACCTTCTTTGCACAAGCGTCGTTAGCTTTCTTAGTTTTAGCTTTAGGCATGTTTAGTACCCCTTGGGTTTGCTCTTGCCTTTCTTCTTTCGCTTGCCTGAACAGTTTGGCATGGTAGCCTCCTTACTTTTTGTGGACTTTTTGGACTTCAAAGTTTGCAGACTTAGACGCACCCTTG